CGATTGGTCACGTAATGACTCCACGTGGAGGATTCCACGTCACTGCCCTTTGCGAGGGATGCCACAGTGGAAAGCACTGCATCTGTCAAATGCAGAAGGTGAGCGGCTTGACAACCGTAGTCAGCTGACTTTGGCTGGTCACCACAGCTGGCACAACCGACCCGCTTAGGAGGTGTTTCATGCACTTGCATGCGAGAGCCGGGATTGACGATCTCGGACCCTATCTCAGCAGAGGTAACGATAAGAAAGTTGCCAATGCGCTCGCTTCGCTCAGTAGAGCTGTTGAGAATGTCGCCGTCGATTATTCGATGGAAAGAGCCTTAGCAGATCTATCGTCTGAGCTCGTACCGGAGAGGGATAACCGTAGTGTCACGGATCCTCAATGGGTGGAGAAAGGAATTGCCACCTACGGCTGCCCTATTCATCCAACCAGTACAACCGGTCCAGGAACAGGTTCAAGTCACACCAGTAATGGTGGAACCGGAGAAGTCGGAGTGGAACCCGCCTTCACCGTCTCCGGTCACGGAGAGTGCTCCTGTCGACGCACACACCATCAAGTTCCAAGAGCCCGCGCTACCGGAGCTCGAGGAAGGCGAGGTGCTGATCACCACACCAAAGGGAAGCAAGAAGGTAGTGGTGGACGCGAACCTTTCGGGGTTCGACATGTACCTCATGACCCTCGCCCACTTGACAGGGGAGCTTTATTGGCCTCTGGAGGAGTACGCCATCCAAGCAGTCCCAACAGTAAGTCATCACCCTACGAGACCTCATATTACGAGGGAGCCATTCGTGCGGTCTATGACTCTGCAGGTGACAAGCAAGGAGGGAAGCTCCCTCTCAGCGTGGCTGAAGTGGTGGAGAAACATGTCCTTCGTGATTCTTACGCTGGGGCTCCTTTCTTTCGCCGCAACGAGTTTGTCCTGGATGCCGGGGCACGCTTGGCTGAGAGAATCATTTCTGACGACAGAGGGTTTGACCCTTACGTTTTTGGTCGTCGGGTTCAGCCTGGGAATGCTGGTCCAAAGACTAGGCTCGTATGGATGGCGCCGCTCGCTACGACTATTGTGGGCACGCGTTACAGTAAACGAGTCCTTCAGGCTCTGGAGAGGCGTCGTCCGTTTGTTTGGGGCCTCAGAGGTCACGAACAAGGCGCCATAATCTCGGAGTTAGAGTCACGCTTTCGTTACGTCTATTCTTTAGACTTTTCGAAGTTTGACTCTACAGTTCCCGCTCGTATGATTGATGATGCTTTCCGGGTGGCACGGACGCATCTTGATCTTGACGAGAAAGAGCTGGGTGTGTGGAGAAGGTACGTGAACGACTTCATCCACTCGCGCATAATTGCACCAGATGGCAGAGTTTATCAGAAACACAAAGGTGTTCCGAGTGGGAGTGCGTTTACTTCCATTATCGACTCGATCGTGAATCTGATTCTCGTGTCGTACATGTGGGAGAAAGTGACGGGTCACAGCCTACCACATGACCGCGTGCTGGTGATGGGTGACGACATCATTATTGGCTCGAACGCGAGGCTAACTCTTTCGCAACTAGCCAGTGCAGCAAGCGATCTGGGCTTCGTCCTAAGCGTAGAGAAATCTACTATTACGGACAAGTCGGCCGAGTCCAAGAGGTTCGACGATAATCGGACGCATTTTCTTGGTCACTGGTGGATGCACAGCCAACCTCATCGTCCTGAACGTGAACTCGTTCAAAGGATGGTGTACCCCGAAAGACATAGGAAGCGCGAACCGTCTGAATGGCTCATCAGACTCTTAGGTTACGCGTCTACAAGTGTTGAAGGGCGTAGACTGCTCGTCAAGGTGTTCCCTCACCAAGACGTAATACAGAGCTTCATGTTGGTTGCTAACGCCATGAAAAGTGCTGGATGGAGCGACGACGTTGTAGCAGACGCTGACTTGCCCGGTCAGATGAGGCTGAAGCGCCGAGTACTTGGCGAAGAGGTCGAACTTAC